CCCCAATCATGTACACCAAGGGATTTCCCTCGGGTACGGGACGGAAACAGGGGTCGATGGAAGCGGAAGCGTGAAGAATCACGTATTTCCAGCTTTGAGTCCATCGATTCCACCCTGTATACTTCCCTGCTAAGAAACAATCGAGCGGTACCCAAAAGGCACCATCGATCATTTCACATACTTCTCTTCGTGTCCTAGAATGTCCCGCAGCAACCATTTCTGGTCGGCGGTCATCTCGTCTATCAGCCGATTCTCTTTCCAGGGATTCGGGTGGAAGACGGTCAGGAAGGCTTGGGCTATGCCAGCTGCCTGTGGACTCATTGGCACCGAAACGATAAACACGTTCGCTGTCAGATGAGACGCCGGGGTCCACGTAACTGAGCAACCTAACTGAGTACGGCACGCTTCCGAAAAGGAAGTTGCGTATTCCAGTGAAGTAGTCACGTACGTGAGCCTCGCGGCGGAGAGATTGATTATGTAAGCCATAGATGCGCTCCCATGAGTTGAGGGGCCCATCTATGAAGATTGGGCGAACATTTACACCGGCAAACCAGTCGGTGCCACATGACTCGCGAAAAGGACCCTCAGAGAAGGTCTTCCGCGAGTTTGGGAGAAATCCAAGCCGGCCAAGCGAAAGCATGACGTCGTCGAAGATCTCCTTGCGGACGATGATATCATCGCCGTACACCCGATAATCGGGTGTGCAACCGCGCATTACTGCGACGGCGTGGCAAACAGACGCAAAAAGTAGCGTCTGTAACGGAAAGCAAAAACCGTTTCCCATGCTGACGAACTTGTGATACTTGCGTATCACTCCTTCGTCTTCATAGTAATGACATCGGACGGCGTCCAAGAGGTCCCCCCACTCCGGGGGAACGAGCTCGAGGACCAAATCCGATGCAATCGTATCTGACGCCGATGACAAGTCGATCGTACAGTACGGATTCCCTAACTCGACGCTTCCGCGCCGTGCAAGTTCCTGGTTGGGTTCTTGCCTGCGTAGATCGAGTCCAATCTTTAGCAGTTTCCTGCGTATGATTGTATCAATCCCTTTTTCAAGGAAGGAATTCAGAAACGGTTCAACCGCAATCGACCGTGAGGTCTTAGCGGTTTTCGGTACGAAACTCAATTT